ACTCACTGGGAGGACATGGTTGCGAAACATGATCATCTAACCAATCTTAATTTTAAAGAAATAATTTTTTCTGCTGAACAGGATGCAAGACTGCAGGAAATATCAGAACTGAGCATTCCGCAAGGATTTCAAGCTCAGGTCAGAGAATATGTTGAAAACGGAAACTTCCCCGACGGTTATGAGCATCCATTGTCAGACCTAAAACTGAAAAAAGAAAGGCTGCAACACCAGAATGATATTGATGAAGCTTATCAAATGATATTAGAAAGCGAGGGATTAATCTAATGGCATTAAGCGAACTAAAAATTAAAGCACTTATTAGATTGATTGAGCACGGGAAAATTACAGTCGAGGACATCAAGGACCCTGATTATAAAGCTGAGGTTGAAAGCAGGCTAGCATAATGATTGAAACCGATAAATATTTACACAAAAAATATAAGTTTAATGGCAGAGGGAAAGAAGGTTATGATTGTCTTGGACTGATGCTCAATGTTTTAGGCGATAACGGCATTAATTTGCCCAATGATGATGGCAGAGAAATCAATTATAGTTGGTTCCAATCAGAGCCAGAAAGATTTATCAATGGATTAAAAAAACATTTTAACAAAATAAAGTTCAATGATAGGCAACCGCTTGATGTGGTTGTTTTTTTAATTGGCGGAATTCCCCGGCATTCAGGAGTATTAATTAACCAGTATAATTTCATCCACATAACAGAAAATTCAACAGTTCATATTAGCAAATTATCAAAATGGAACAAAAGAATTCACAGTATTTGGAGAGCGAGGTGATCAGATGGGTGCAGGAGCAGTAATTGGGGCAGCAATCGGCTGGGGTGTTGGAGGAACGGTAGCTGCAGCAACAATAGGCTTTTCAATTGGACAAACTTACGATAATTACAAAGAGCAAAAAGAAATGATGGAAAGTCTTAACCAATCACCAACTTATTCATTTGGCCCAATTAGCAACACCAAAAGCCATGAAATGCCGATACCTATTATATACGGAGAAAATCTTGTCGCGGGGAATATAATTAACCAAAAAGTTCGCGGCGAAAATGATAGATACATGGATTTGCAGGTCGGGATTTCAGAAGGACCAATCGAATCTATATCAAATGTTAAGGCTAATGAAAACAGCATAAGCCCCAATATTCAGCTGGGTGATAGAGTGCAATCTGCATGGGGGAATAATGAGCATGGACAAACATTCCCTTATGTAGCTCATTATAATATAACTAATTGTTAAAGGTAGAAAAGTCAGAGTTTGGGATGGGAATCAGTGGGTTACTGAATACAGCAATAATCCAGCCTGGTGTCTATTAGATTTTTTGACTAACAAAAGATACGGCTTAGGAATTGATGATAGTTCAATAGATTTAGAAACTTTCAAAGAAGTGGCCGATTATGCGGACCAAGATGTCGATGGAGAAAAAAGGTTTGAGCTCGACATGGTTATCGATGCAAAAAAATCTTCTTTAGACATTATCACAGAAATTCTTTCTACATTTAGGGGTTTTTTATTTTATTCAGACGGCAAATTAAAGCTCAAAGTTGATCGGGCAGAAGCAGCAGTTCAAAGTTTCGATATGGATAATATTATTGCTGAAAGTTTTGGTTACAGCAAAACAAGCAAAAAAGAAAGGCTTAAAGAAGTTACAGTAGAATATACTGAGCCTAATGAAAATTATGAAAGGATTTCAGCTCGGTTCACAGATGAAAGTTTTTCAGCAGAAGCAAAGAAAACTATAACATTAATTGGTGTTAATAGATTTTCACAGGCTGGCAGAATGGCCCGATATTTTCAAAAGAAATCAAAGTATTGTACCACTCAAGCTACCTGGGGCGCTGGAATTGGCGATATACAAGCAGAAGTTGGCGATGTAGTATTATTAAGCCACGATGTTCCCGGCTGGGCAGACAAGCCGTTTAGAATTGTTCAAATAGAAGAAAATGAAAATGATGAGATGCAGATTACAGGAATCGAATATAACGAAGCGATATACAATGATGATGGGGTTGTTTATCAACCTTCGACTGGTTCAACACTTCCAAATCCTTTTGCACCGCCAGCGAGTGTTAGCAATCTATCATTATTAGAACAAGCAAATGTTTTAGAGGATGGCAGTTGGATTCCACAGATTAAGGTAACTTTTGAGCAACCTTCTTCGATGCAGACGATGGAGCAACCTGGGACTATCATGAAAAGACTGAATTAACTCAAAGCATAATCAAGGAGTTGGCTCCAGGAACTTACAAAGTCAGAGTGCAGTCTGAAAATAATCGCGGCAGGAAAGAAGATTTCGGTCTTGCTGCCACAGGCCAAATTACAGTTAATGGGAAAGATGCTCCGCCTTCTAATGTTAATTGGGGTAACTGCAAATTTCAGCATAATATAATATTAAGATGGCAGCCGATTACTGATATTGATTTGAAAGCGTATGAAGTTAGAACAAATGAAAATTTCGGCAATGATGATGCTGCATTAGTATATCGCGGCAATGGCTTAGAAGCTACAATTAATAGTCCGGATAGACGGCAATATACTTTCTATGTCAAAGCAATAGACAGATCAGGAAATTATTCAGAACTAGCTGACGAAATCACACTAATTAATTCAGCGCCACCTGCGCCAAATTTCTCGGAAGATGATGTTACTGAATGGTTTTCAGCTATCAAAATAGCAATACCGAGAGTGAGCGCAGCTGATGGTTATAAGGTTTATATCACACCTTCTGACGGGGCGGGAAATGCAACTGGAGAAACTACAATTCACCAATTTTTGGCTGCTCGAGATTATTATTATCCTGTTCAGACTGGCGATAGCATATTAATCAAAATTGGAACTTATGATAATCTCACAGAATTACTTGATGATGAAAATATTTCAGCAGAAATAGAAGCCACTGCAGCAACTATTGATAACATTGCTCAGTTTGCAGCTGATTTAAGGCCACCAAAAATTGTTGATGCCTTGCCAGTACTACCGGATTCCGACTATCCAGTTGATAGTTCAGTAGTCTATGACGGCAAATTATACATTAATGAAAAAGGTAGCTGGGTATCAAAAGTTCAAGAAGCAGAAACAGCAGTCAACGCGCTTGTTGCTGGTACTGTTGAGGCTGGGGCGATCGGGACCGAAGAACTTGCATCTGCCGAAGCTATTATACAAAAGTTAGGTGCTAATCAGTTAATTGCTTATGAAACTCAAATCAAAGATGCGATTATTGACGATGCAAAAATCATTAATGTTTCAGCCAGAAAAATATTATCAGAAGAAGTTATAGCTGACTTAATGGTTTCCCGTGGTTCGATAACTATCAAAGGGAATGAAAAAGAAACTGTTGATTCTTTGGCTATGATGGCAACATCTCAAAAAGATTATCAAATAACGAATGAATGGAATGCCTGGAAGATGAACCAAGACCGCGGTGTTTTGCTAACCAAAGAAGGTAAAATATTATTACAGAGCTACGCGAATAATATAGAAGGAACTAATTTACCAGCTCCAAACGCTAAACCTAATGATTTTGATAATTATCCAGGTAGTGGAGGCACAGTTGACTGGGATAGTGCCGGAATAAAAACAGTTGGCCCTGATGGTGATTACTCTATTTTGACCGATGACGGGTTAAAATTTTTTAAAAATGGTTATTCTAAACCTTTTAGTTATGTAAGGAGGACTGCTCGAGGCACATCCCCTAGTGGAAGTTATATTAATCTAAATAATGGGACTATAACTCATCCTGATGGCACAGTAATAAATGGCATAACTAGCCCTAAATATTCAGGTCTTGACGGCATTCCGTGGGGGCATAGCCCTAAAATTATGACTTCAATAGCTTCATTATCAACCGCTGGTCAATTTTACGAGTGCTTTCCTTCTAACGTGACAAAAAACGGGTTTTATGTTTATGGTTTCACTAGAGTTGAGTCAGGCAACCCACAAACTTATCAAATTAATTATTCAGGTACCGAAGATAAAATAACTAGCTATTCTAGGGAACAAACAGTCAAAATTTCAGCTTTTGTTTCTGTAGAAGGAGAAATGCAATTCGGTACCTATTTTTATGCAGGAAGAACAGTATATATGCAATATCAAAAAGAGGGAACCACAAACTGGGTTCAATTTGGAAAATTTGTTATTGAGCAAGGAGACAAAAACGAACCAATTTTGTCTTATAGCGCTTTTGTAGATGGTTTAACCCCAGGAAGATACAAAATAAGAGTTTATAAGACAGGATATGCTGATTATAATTTTCACGAATGGACTGATTACATTGATGTTTCAGACATATCTGGTACAGTTTCATGGACAGCCTTGAGTGATTAATCAACAATAAAGAAGAAAGTTGGGGTGGGTGTTAATTTCGCTTATGACAACAAAAAGCATAAATTATAGAATTAAAAAGCATGTAGATTTACCCAGTGAGCAAAAACTTTTTAAGCAGACAAATTTACAAAATTGGTAACAAATAGATATATAACTTAGAGGTGATGTTATGGCAGAAAACCACAGCAGAGATAGCTGTCCCTTTAGAGAAGAGATAGAAAAAACTAAAGAATTGGCAAAAGATAACAGAAAAGAAATCGAAAGAATTATGACAGGTGATTGGTATTCTAATCAGCAGCTATTTGAGATGATTCAAGAATTGCAAAATCATATCGCAACATTCAACAAAAACTTTGCTAAGTATAATGGATTAATTGAAGACCGAAAAGAAGATAGGGAGCTGCTTGACCAATTACATAGCAAAGTTGAAAAGATTGAAACTCGCGATGAAACTCAAAAAGAAACTAATCGCAACTGGGGATATTGGCTCCCCTGGGGAATTGCTTTGCTGCTTTCAATAGCAAAAATAATAGAATTATGGAAGGGGTGATATAAAATGCCAGTAAATGATTTTGAAATAAGTAACCATTTCAATCTTAGAGAATTCCAATGCCACGATGAAACCCAATCAGTTAAGCTAGACCCAGAGCTTCCAAAAAAACTGGAAATACTGAGGGGGCTAGTTTCTGACCATAAAGGTAAAGATACACCACTTATAATTAACTCGGGCTACAGAACTCCAGCTTATAATCAAAAAGTAGGAGGTGCAAAAAAATCTCAACATTTGGAGGGGGCTGCAGCTGATGTAAGATTGCCAGCTGGGGTTGATGCAGATGTAATGGCAAGCTTTGCTGAAAAAGCTGGTTTTGATGGTATAGGAAAATATAATAGTTTTGTTCATTGCGATGTCCGCGGTTACAAAGCAAGATGGGATAATAGATAATTATCAAACTAAAAGGAGATGTTAAATATGTTAACTACAATTAGTAAAATTTGGACTGTTTTTCAGGTGGCTTTTGGTGTGCTGAAAGAAGTGAAAGAATTGGTTGAGATTTTTGAAGAGGCAGACACCGATGATGGCAAGAAACATGGTCCGGAAAAGAAAAAAGCAATCGTTGAATTAGTCGAAGCTGTCTATGATGCAGCTGATAACACAGTAGATCTTCCTTTCAAGAAAGAGACTGTGATGGGATTAGTCGACAAAGCTATAGACGTCATAGTTGATCTGATGAATGTGGTAGGTCAGTTTCGAAGCAAGTCAAAATAAATTCGATTATGATAAGTTTGGAGAAAATCTAAAAGCTGAATACAGGCCGCGGACCAGTCGAGAATTGCTCGGAAAGAAAAAGATTGACTTTGAGCAAAAGTTGATTGATGCTGCAAAAGAATATAACAAGCACAATTAATCACTATATATAATGTAGGAAGTGCCGAGTTCGTGCCAAAATTTAAGAAAACATCAGAATAAATATTTTTTCAAAAAGTCTTGACAACTCCAAAAAGTGTTGATATACTACTAAATGTCGCAACAAAAGAAAACATAAGAAAGCGCAAGATTTCACCTCTTACGGACTTCTAATCCGTAGGCCACAGGTTCGAATCCTG